GTTAATTTGGCGTAGGGTGAGTCTTGTTTTTCTTGTATCGTCAAAATTGACAATTGAATCATCATATTCGGGCTCATAGCGATTATCGTCTACAGGCTCAATTGTTTCTTTATCAAAATAAAATAATTCTCTTAATATCATAATACTATTTATATCGTTTGATCAGTTGCTGGCGCCGCGCCCGGAGCTCCTGCAGTGTCACCGCCTGTTGCTGTTTCTGGCGGAGTTGCTTCTGTGCCGATTTCTGGTTCTTCACCTTCGGGTGATATATCCTCTGCTCCACTAATGTCAGCACTAATACCTGCTGAGCTGATACCTGCTCCGCGCATTTCTGCACTTGCATCTGATGCTGGTTGATCTAATGTTTCATCATTTTCTTCACGCCACATACGCTCGTTCTCTGCAATTTCTTCTGGACTCATACCTAAGAAACGTTTCATTGCAAAACGATTTGAAATATATGGTATAGCACTCATCTGTGTATATGTTGGTACACGAGCATTGTCCAGTTCTGATTGTCTATATGCTGCAAAGTTTTGAGGTGGCTCAAATTCTAAGTCAAACATTGCTGTGTCAATGTTTACACCCTTTTCTAAAAGATATCTTTTAAATTCTTGGTTAAAGTCTTCTATAACAAGACCTTGTAAACGCTCACAGTAAGTGTTAAAACGCAATTCTTGAATAAATGCTGTACCTACTCTACCATCATTATATGATGAAGTTGCGTCATCACCGCCGGTAGGCAAGTAGCTGCTAGGGATTCGTAAGCCACGTACGAGCTTATTAGTAAAATATCGTAAGTCATCAATTTCTCCTAGGTTAGTTCCGCCAGGCAGTGTTTCAACTTTAGATCCTCTACCTTCTGCTGTTTGTGGGAAAAAGTAATCTTCGTTAATTGACAGAGGATTGTAAGAACTGTCTATAACATTTGTGCCTCCACCTGTCGCTGATGGGATCCTTCTTTGATGGATTTCCGTTTTAACACGTTCGACAAATTGCATAGCAAGGTGTGATGGCATGTTGCCCACATCAACGTAGAATACTCTGCGCTCAGGCGCACGTTGTACACGATAGATAATAATAGCATCTTCGAGTAATTCTTTTTGTTTGAATACTTTAAATATTGTTTCTAATAGACTGTTGCCAAAAGGAAAGTTATTGTCTAAGCCTTCTGATAGACTTAGGTGTAACACATGTTGTGCATCAACAGCAACTTCGCCTTCTTCAATAGCAAAACGTGATCCAGGTGGCACATTAACGCCTCCGGTCATTCCTCTTGCTCCGCCAGTTTGATAGCTTGCACCAGGACTACTTATATTACCATTTGTAATATGCGGAGATGTTGCAACCATTTCTTTAAAGTTTAGGTTTACATCTTTGATAATGTACTGTTCAGGTTTCTTGCCATCTGATTCGTTTACAATAATACGTGTAAGTTTTGCAGGATCTACATGAAACAATTTTTTAGTTTCTGGATCTCTTAAAAATATTGCATCTCCGTATTTGAATACATTACGGAATGTTCTAAACATACGTGTTTCAAAATTATTAATTTTGCACCATTGTTTTAGGTACTGACCTAATATGTTAATTTCGTTATTAGTCGCTGCTTTGTTATAATGAAAATTAAAGTTAGTTCCATTCTCGTCATTTTTTTGTGTACAAAACTCAGCAAGGATATCAAGTGCGGCATTCACCTCACTGTCGTTATCCATTGTGTTATATTGTCCGTAGCGTTCAACTCTGTTTGGGCTACCTACATATACATCTGGTAAGTAACTTGAATAATTTGATCTTGCAGGACCTGGTCGACCGTTTGCTCCACCTCCACTTATTGGTCCGTAGCTACCGCTTAGATTATCGCCTGTGGGCACTGGGGTAAAATATTTTTTCCAACTCATATTATGCTCTTCCTAATCCGCTCATTAAATTGCCCGCACTGCGCATTGTTCGAATCTGTTTATTTCCAATATCTTTCTGCATGTTATTTATATTAACTAATTGTAACATGGTTTGGTTCAGAATGTCAAGTTTTTCTTCTACAGATCCACCCTGTGGCATTGTAGCCATAGCTGTTTTAGCCGCTTCTGTCATAGGAGCACCTATAGTTGCCATCTGATCTTGTAATTGTTGTGCTATATCTGGCATTCTGTTCAGCATCGACTTCATATTTGGAATTATTGCGCCATCCATGCCAGCTAAGAATGTTTCTGGACCTAATTCTCCTACTTTATATGCATTACCAGCTGTAACTCCGCCGCCAATAGCTTTTCCTTGAACTGCGTCACTACGGTCAAGACTACCAACAGTACCTTCAGTTTTTACCCTATCACCATTTAATGTACCTCTAAATAACTCTGCAAAATTATTTCTTTCTGTAATTAGTTTATCCATTGCTCCGCCGCTACCAACTTCTTCTGCGATGCCTCCGGTGATATTCCTTATGCCTGCAGTTAAGTCAGCAGGGGCACTAAATGTTTTTTTAAGTAAATTAATTAAATCTAAATTTGCAGATAAATTTTTGCCTATTTGAACATTAACTGAACTAGCACTGTCTGCTAATTCTATTGTTGCTTTATTCAGTGCTACTGATATTTCTTGGCCTGCACCGCCGCCAGTTGTTTGTGTTTTGACTAAGTTCCTTGCTTCAGTTAAATAAATTTTTGCAGCTTCTGCGGTGCTTACTGTTCCTTTTCCGGCTTCTTCCATTCTTTTTTGAACAGCCTCAACACCTTCTGTAAATGCTCGTGTTTCTTCAATGACTTTGGCTTGAGATGCACCAATAGCATTAAGTTGTCCAACTGATGCAGCAAATAACTGTTGGTCGCCAACTGATTCTTTTGCAAATGAAGCTTTCGCTTTATCTGATAATCTTTGTATTTCTGCATTCTTTTGTTCTGTTTTCATGTTAGATTCTCTAACTCGTTGCATTGCTTCGATGTTTCTTGCAGTTTCAGGATGCATTAATTTAAAATTTTTCGTCATGTCGCTCATTGGTACGCCAGTTTGATTCATGTCTTGTGCAAATGCCTTCGCCGCGGATCCTAATGGTCCTAAAGAAGTCAACGCTGTGGTCATAGTTTCTGTTGCATCTTTAATGCCTCTATTTTCCATACGTCTATTTGCAGCAACATTTTTACCATCGCGTTGCATATCAACTAGATCTTGTTTTTGTTTTTCAGCACTTTCACCACTTATTTCTGCCATTACTGCAATATTTTCTGCCATTGCAAGTGTTGCTTGAGTTACTTGGGCATCTGACATGCCAGTTAATCTAGCTTGTCTACCTAATAAACTTGCATTAGTCAATAGCATTTCGTTTGATTCTTGTAAACTATAACCTAAGTTTGACATACCTCGTATAACTTCGCCATCTTCAAACATAACTCTTGATAATTCTGCAAATCGTTTAGCACCTTGATTAACACTTCCGCCAAGAGTAGTTAAATTTTGTGCATTATTTCCAACTACGTTTGCAAATTCATCTAGGGTCATTCTAGTTTGTGCTGCACCAGCTCGTAGAGCTCCTAGGTCTCCGTTAAATCCTGCACCAACCTTTGATAATGCTTGAAACGTTCTATTAGTGTCTTCTAAATATCCTACTACATTTCCTACAGATCCTGCAAGTGTACCTAAAATACCCGGCAACTTACTCGTTACTCCACTATAGTTCTCTGTAACTGACGAGCTTTGTGTTAAATATTTGGTGAAATCGCCGAACGCCTTAGTGCCTCTTTTAACAGTTTTACCAAACTCTGAAGTTGATTTTCCATCTTTATCTGTCCTGGCTCCACCGGTAATGCCTTGAGATTTCATGGCTCCTATAAGTGCGTCTTGTAATTGTTTTGTTGTTAATGTTACTGGTGTATCGTCTTTAGCCATTTTATTTCCATTTTATAATATGCATACTTTATAAAGCATAAATAATACTATGTTAGTTAATACTATTTATCGGAAAGGATAATATGAGTAGTTTTCTTCAAGATTACAAAAGACAACCTAAACTGTTTATAGATTTGCCCAGCAAAGGAAATTTCTACGATAATACAGTACTAGAAAATGGTGTCTGCAATCAACTTCCTGTATTTGGAATGAATGCTATGGACGAAATATTATTTAAAACACCTGATGCACTGTTTTCAGGATCTGCAACAGCAGAGGTAATTAAAAGTTGTATTCCTTCAATATTAGATCCTTGGAAACTAGTTGGGTTTGATATTGATTATATTTTAGTAGCAATACGCATTGCTACATACAATGATGAGTTACCAGTAAAAACAACTTGTCCTAGTTGTTCCAACGACAACGAAAGTGTGTTAAGTTTAACTACACTGATACAAAA